AAATGTCTGTCTCTATCAGAGACTAATGACATTACAGAAGCAGTAGGTGCGTTTGAAATTATTGTAGCTCTAGTAGTTAAAGCGTTGGGATTTGAATTTATTGGATTCCACGAAAAAGATTGTCCATTTTTAATTGTTGCAATAAGTTGCTCACCAAAATTATCTAGTGACCAAGAGGCAGGATCTATTGTTAATGTTTGAGATAATGATTCGATACCCCAACCAGTAAAAACCTCTACTCCCGCACCCGAAGCATGTGCAGATCTTGTACCTGCAGCAGCTCGAGTTATACCTGTCAGATCATTAGATGAAATTCCTGTATAAGATATAAATTCAGCACCTACTTTGATAGTGCCAGTTGTTGGAAAGTTTAACGTAGAAGCTAAAGTAATTGATGTACCTGTTCCACCAGTTCCTGCAGTGTCGTCTTGAAGTAATCCATTTAAAGTAGAAAAAACTTGTTGTCCACCTCCCCATAATGCTGTGCCCCAACCAAAACCAAAAGTTGAACTTAAACTACCAACTTTAACATATGGATTTACTACTGCAGAGCCACTACCGTTTACAGTTGTTCCTGCGGCAGATGCCATAGTAATAGTAAATTCATCACTACCAGGAACAGTAATTACTTGAAAAGTGTTAGTTTCAAAATCTGCTGCGGAATAACCAGCTCCAGTAGGAGGTGTTACTGATGTAAAAGTAAATAGGTCTCCAGGTTCTAGGGCGTGTGCAGCTTTATTAACAGTTACAGTAGCAGAAGTATTTACAGTATCAAACGTGCATCCAGTTAGTGCAGTGTCTAGTGGAGTAATATCATAAAATGCTCCTTCATAATACACAACTAAAACTTTGTTTGTCCCTATTGCAGCATATTTTCTTCCATCTAAATCTGCCCATACAAATTGTTCACGTGCCGCACCTACTATGGTGTTATCTAAAATTTCTGCCCATCCACCTATTTTTTCAGGCAAACCATATCTAAATCTTACAAAATCCCCATCAGTCCACTGACCTTCTGCACCAGCAGCAGTTACTTGTTTATTAAAACCTGGACTAATTTGTACATTTGTTAATGGCATATGGGTATTATATCATTAATTTTAATCTTATTAAATACGTTAATCGG